TCTCGACCCGAAACTTTTTGTCTCATCTCCATCACTAACACCATCGAGTCACTTACGTCTTTGGATAGTCTCTCCAATACCGGTGGGGTGGGGAGCTGAGGGCGCGGTAAAAAGGCTGGTCTCCTGTCTAATGGCTTCCTGGCGTAGGACCCCGGGAACTCGCGGCGGGGAGCACTTAATATTTCATTCCAGTTGATCATATATAAAATCCATATATTTAAAATTAATTGTCCATGTCAAGAAAATATTCCATCCCTTTTGTTTCAATAATATCCCGGATTATATCCGGATGACATTCCCGCTCAATTTTCGGTCGGCGTACTCTATCCCACAACCAATTCCTGAATTTACATTTATATTTCAACGAGTAATATAAATGAACGAACTGCATATGTGTTTGGGTTTTTGAATGCAATACGTCTATATCTTCATGCTGATCTATTTCGTAAATACATTGTTGTGGGTCATAATCATCTGCGTGTATAATACGCAAGAATATGACAGAATCAGGAATTAACGGGAAACGCACAATCTCACGTATGGTACACCCCATCAACAACAATTTCGGTGGCAAGTAACGAATCTTGTTCATATGGTCCGTATCAGTTACTAAATGTGTAAGTGTTTTTGCTAAACGACTATCAACAATCGGACAATTCTTACAATTAAGTGTCGTGATTTTACTTTTTGGTAGTGTGGAAATGTTTGTATTTTCTATGATTAACGTCCTCACATACTTTCCTATACGCGGCAATGTACCCAATGGATTATTCGAACAATCAATCCATTCCAATTTTTTGGGTAAATATGAGATATGAGTTATGATGTTATTTTTACATACAAATCGGGTCAATGATTTCGGTAGATCGTTTATTGTTTCAATCCAATTATTAGAACAATCAAGTACTTCCAGTGTTTCGGGCAATCCATCTATACTTTTTATTTCATTAGATGAACAAAACAGATTAACTAGACAAGACGATAACCGAGGCAAGGATGAAAATATGTTATCTCTACATGTCAACACCCGTAAATGCGGAAGATAACATATATCATCAAGTAAATTACCATCGCAATACAAGGTATCTAACTCTTGATAGTATCCGTTAATTGATTCAATACGATTATGAGAACAATTAAGGTATTTTATTTTTGGAGGTAAATGTTCAATACATTTCAAATTGTTATGTGAACAATCCAAGTATTTGGTGTCATCGTCCAATTTTTTCAATGCTTCAAGATGCCAAAACGCTACACATTTTGACGCCATTGTTATATGGATTACAATGTTGTATTATCAATTATCAATTTTATTTATAATATGTTGTGCTTTAACAACACTCTCTCTCAACATTTCTAGACATTTATGAGTAATCATTAACATATTTTCAATTGAACCTTTCTCCATTTTACCTAACATATCGGTTGCTTGCAATACCTCTTCTTTGCACACATCAGTAATCTTGTATACGCTTTTCATTTGACGTTCAAGTCGATTGTTATTTTTAAATTTTTCTATACTCATTATCTCTTGTACCTTCATATTAAGTATTAACAATTCGTCTAAATATTTATTTGATTCTATAATATTTAAAAGACATTCATTTATTTTTGAATGCATTTTTGGATTATCCGATACAATCAACTTATCTATTAATTTTCTTTCTCGTTCAGCGCTGTCATTAAGTATAGCCAATTGTCTGATTAATAAGGACGTTGATGATTTATACATAATCGCCATTATTTCTTTTATTTGTTCTTGTCGTTCATTTATATGTTTAGTTATTTGTTCATCTGATAATATTTGTAAATATTCCCAATATTCTTCACTATTGATATTGTTATGGACATCATCTAGAATAGAATGTATGTGAAATGTGGATAAATTACCCCGTGTAAGAAATGGAATTGTGTTATTGATTGCAGTGATATGTGATTCATTTCCAGTGGTATCCTCTATTTTTTTCCTCAACGATAACATTTTTTTTATAATACCACCCATATCTTTGTAATAAGGAGAATATGTATCATTATCGTTTATAGGTGGTCTCGATACACTCATCTTATCTTTGTGACGTTTCATTGTTTTTGATTGATTTCGACCTGATGTTTGTTTTTTAGTTATTGAATCACTTGACGATATATTTCGATTTATACTTTCATTCATATTAATAAACTATAAAATATAAAATTGATTTGGATTTAATGAAAATATGATTAGCAAGTAAAATATTAACTATGACTCATTCAATCTTGAACATGTACCTCGATGTAAAAGTACTCACTTCGCTGTCTATTATCATATGTTCCGTATATTATTGGCGTAAATATACCAAAGATAAAACCCAATTGGTTATTAAATCGCGCAGTCCACGAGAATTATTGTTTCCTGAAGATATTAAGATAGTTATCCTATCATACATAAGGAAATATGGGGATGATTATTTAGATCAAACGGTTGAATTTGGAAATCTTTCGACCGTTGTATCAAATGGAACTATATCATATGAATCTATTGTTTCATATAATCTTGGGTGTTATAGAGAAAATTTCACGTATGATGTCATAAAAATTCGGGCACTATCGAGAAACGATGAAACGGGGGAAATTGAATATTATGATTGGGATACTGAAGAATTTAATAACAAACAACTTCCACTTGTACTGGGAACCGAGACCCACATTGCATTTATTCGAGGTAAGAACAATATCAAGAAATGGAAGGACAATCGTTTCAATACTGGTGTAGACATTATATTGACCTATACAAAAGCATTTGAGGTACCCAATTGTAAAAGAATGTGTCTAACTATACCAAAAATCCCGCCAAATTTTGATTTTGGCACAAATGTTAAATTAGTGAATGGTATCATTGATTCTATGGAAACTCCGGTCATTGCCATAAATGCAAATATTGTCTAATACATTGGAACAAATGATACCTATACAGTAGGAATAAATTCCCATCCCAACTCTTCGCATATTTTTTTCCATGTCTCGTCTTGTTCAATCCTTTTCTCTCGATCTTTTAACATAGGAAAAAATGGAAGAAAGTGTCGCTGATCCAAAAGTTCGCATAGTTTATATATAGTATAGTAATAGTTAAGGAAATTAACTCTATCATCAGGACAAAATTTAGCGTATGGTTTTTGAATATCTATAAATAAATTGCATAATCTCTCTTCTAATTCGGGTGCCATTATAGGAGGTTTTATACCGAGTTTATCGCGTATAAAAGGTATATGTTCGTAATATTTGTTATACCGAAGGCGTTTCAGTATGTCCTTTGCACGCTTGTTTGTAAACTGTGATATATCAATTCTCTCTTTTTTTATTTGTCTTCTGATATTTTCAATGATATCATCAGGTATTTGAGTCGTCTCTTTTGCTTGGAACTGTGCAAGTATTTCCCTAAAATGATTAATGCGTTTATAAGCGTAACAACATATCTCCTTGGGTGGATCCTTATAGGATTGCTTATCGTTATCTATTAAATACTTGAATGTTCTAGAGCAGTTGTTACACACCATATTACCATCACATTCAACGGGTATCAACTCACCTTCATTGCAGTGTTGGCATACATCACTTGATTGGATGTATTTAGAAGGATCTATAAACGAGTTATCAACATTTGTCATGTACTTATTCACAGTAGTTCTGTACTCATAGTCGGTGTTAGTTGAAGTATCTACATTAAAAAATTCAGTCAACACAGTCTTTACATTTTTTCCCTCTGAAATTTTCTTTTTATACTCGAAATAATCGAATATATATTCTGCATTGTTTAGGAGATATTCGCGTTTCCGTCTCTTTATATCTCTTATATGTCGTCTTATATTTGATATTCGATCTTTCATCTCTAACCGATTGTCTATAGGTATAGTTGGATCACTTAACATTTCTTTTAACGATTCCTTTTCCTTCTCTAATATAGGAAGTTCTATATCCTCAGAGTGTTGTATGTCATTCATGATGTCTCTATTCTTGCTGTCTAAGGTTACAATATTAGCGTCAATTTTCTTACTATTCTTTTGTACGAACACATTTTCCATATACAAATAGTCATAAGAATCTATTTATATTAATTATAATCGTTTATAAGAAGTAAATTTTCTATACTAATTATTTATGCCGGATACATCTATAAAAATAAACGTATCTAGATATTCTATTGATGATGATACAATTAGGAAAATGTCATTTATATATAAGGCAATTCAAGATGGATGGACTGTTAATCTAGATGAGAATAAGTATATATTCCTGAAAAAACACAACGGCGAACGTGAAGTTTTTGGCGAGGATTATTTGTTGAATTTTATTCATAGAAATATATCATTGTAGGATTTATTGTTATTTTTTTTTCTAATGCTATGATATAATGGGTGGAGGTCTAATGCAACTGGTAGCTTATGGCGCACAAGATGTATATCTAACTGGCAATCCTCAGATCACCTTCTGGAAGGTAACCTATAGACGGTATACCAATTTCGCGATGGAGGCGATTGAGCAGACTTTCAATGGCCAGGCCGACTTTGGTCGCAAGGTCACCTCGGTAGTAAGTAGAAATGGTGACCTCGCATACCGCACTTACCTTCAGGTAACCCTTCCCGAGATTAACCAGTCGATGGGTGGCGATAATGGTCTTTACGCGAGATGGCTTGACTTCCCTGGTGAGCAGTTGATTAACAGTGTTGAGATCGAGGTGGGTGGTCAGCGGATTGACCGTCATTATGGCGATTGGCTCCATATCTGGAATCAACTTACCCTCCCAATTGGACACGAGAAGGGTTACAGCACTATGGTCGGCAACACCACTCAACTCACCTACATGATTGACCCCTCCTTCGCGGATGTGGATGGTCCTTGTGACTCGAGTGGTGCTGCTAGACAGGTGTGCACCCCCAGAAACGCTCTCCCAGAGACCACTCTCTATGTTCCTCTTCAGTTCTGGTTCTCCCGCAACCCTGGTCTCGCCCTCCCACTCATCGCCCTTCAGTACCACGAGGTAAAGATCAACGTGGATCTTCGCCCTCTTGACGAGGTCCTGTGGGCTGTCACTGATATTGGTGCGACATCTGGTACCGTAAAGGCGTCCAGTGCCTACATGCAGTCTCTTGTAGCCACATCGATCTATGTTGACTACGTCTTCCTTGATACCGACGAGCGTCGCCGTATGGCCCAGAATCCTCATGAGTACCTCATCGAGCAACTTCAGTTTACTGGCGATGAGTCGGTTGGTTCGTCGTCGAATAAGATCCGCCTCAATCTAAATCACCCCGTCAAGGAGCTTGTATGGGTTGTGCAACCCGATGACAATGTCTCGTATTGTGATTCGCTTGATGGTGGCACCTCCCTCTACAAAACCCTCGGCGCCCAACCATTCAATTACACCGATGCTCTTGATGCTCTACCCAATGCCCTTTCGGCGTTCGCTGGACCATCGTCGATTGGTACATCTGCTGCTAGTTACATTGACAGCAGTGGTCT